CGTCCAGGCTCTAACAACTATGACCCAACTTTGGCTCGTATCGACCCGCAAGCTACTGCGGCTAATATGGCACAAATTGGCTTCGGAAATGGCGTGAAGTTCATGATTGTTGATCCTGCTGCCGATGGTGGTCCAGTTCCTGCGAACACCGTCTGGGCTTTGGACGCAACCAAGGCTGTGACTAAGGTGACAAATAGTGCCGCCGCCTATAGTGCGAGCGAACAGTTTGCACTTCGTCGTTCTACGGCTATGCGCTGGGACTGGTCAGAGGCTGTGTACCGTAAAATGGGTGACAGTGATCTCACGCCATTTGATGCGCTAACGATTGCCTAATAGCTTCTGCTGTTAGAATCTAAGAAAGGGGGGCTTCGGCCCCTTTCTTTTCTTTAACCTCAACAAACTACAATCATGCAAGTCATCGACAAAACAGGTAAGGTCTACCTCTCCACAGCTTGGTACCCACTTGTAGACCCGACTACCGGGAACGTCTACCAGCCAGGAGAACTTGTGCAGGTAAATGAAAATGCTTGGATTAAAGGTCAGCCGACGATGGTTGACCAAAATCCCGACGCACCTCTTGCGCCCTTGGTGCAGACTAGAACTATAAAGCGTTGAGCCTTAAGCAGACTTCCGCTATTTCGGCATAACTCAACTCCACGGATTTGTTACAGATTTTCCTATGCGCAGAAACTAAATTTGTTTCTTTGTCTAAATAGTCAGGAGTCAACTTAAAGACCTTCACACCGATGCTGAAAGGTATTCGGTGGGCATTCTCTATTGGGTTTTCTTTTGTACCTTCTAACCCGCAAACCTCACAAAACTTTGTTTTAAGTTTTTTAGTGTACCTGACGGGCATTCTGCGCAGGTAAGTCTCATGCTCAGACTCCAGTAAAAAGACCCTTCCGTCAAATCTGCTCAACATCCTTCACCTCCTTCACGTAGGTTTCAAGTGCTTCACGCATAAGCACACTCAGCCTAATATTGCGCAGCTTAGCTAGCTCCCGTAATTTGGTGTCAAGCTCTATAGACACTCGTAAGTGCATAGCAGCATCTTTAGGGTTTTTAATCATCAGGATTCCTTTAGTTTGTAGTGCAATTATAGCACAAATCGCACTACAAAATCACAAAACCCCCAAAATTGGAAAAGGGTAAGCACTCACTGACCAGAAAGGCCCGACAATAGGCTCCTATGGCCCACGCTAACACTCTCCCCGATTACATCTCAAAAGACGAGATTAGGGCCGTTCTCGGCGTATCCAAGACAGAGTTAACGGATGCCACACTTGGCCTCACCATTTACCCGATTGTGGTTGAAATGGCTTTGGACGATATCCATGAAAATCTTTCGACAGACTACACAACTGTAGCTGCCCTACCGTCTCCAACGGCAACGCAGCACAGGTTCATTGACGCAGTTAAGATGTACGCGCTCTACGCACTAGCAAAGCACCTTCTGTCATCTCTGCCTATGTTCAGCGTAAAGTCGTTGTCGGATGGTAGGGCAGATTTTCAGCGCATAGATACGGCATTTGCAGACACTGCTGCTGGAGTAGATGCCACATTCAACAGCCTGCGCTTTCGTTTAACCGCTGTTTACAAGCAACTATACCCTGCATACGAACTGACTACAAGCTCTACGCTGACGTTTTTGTCAGCCTCTACACTTGGTGTAGACCCAGTAACAGGAGCTTAACATGCCGGAAATGGTCGATGTTGCGTCGCATTTTGACGACATTCCGGCAGTAGATGCTTATAGTAGTGTCTACGCTTTTGATGCTCAATTCTCATCTTTTCAGGAGTCTGCACCGGATGGCACTACAGCCAAGAAGCGAACGATGTCTGTTCGTCCATCTGTCACTATTCCAACACGTAGAGTTATCACCTTTATGGGTGAGACTTGGATAATCGGTGACGGAAACGTAGATGGGTTTCAGGCAACACAAGTCCGACAAGCCTATTGGATGAAGAAATCATCAGGGCTGGCTACTAGACTAACCCCAGGCCAACTTGTCTCGTCATCGGCAGGTTACGACTTGTACGCTAATCAAGAGTACTTTAAAGATACAGTAAACTCAATAACAGACAGTGAGTATGATCCTTTTTGGTTAATCAATATTGCAAGTACAGAGACGGCCTCTAAAGGTCACTACATCAGAATCGGCAACACGCTTAGCCGAGTTCGGTCTTTACACCTTGAGACGGCAGGTTTTATAGCGTTGCAGTGTGACCAGCTTGACAGTTCCAACTTGGTTACAGCTTCTATTACGTCTGGCACTTACGACCCAGTTACAGACACTAATACTGTCACAGCTACTGGCTTGTCTGGCATCATGCTTGAGCCTAGCAAATTCTATAGACTCGCTACTCAGGCGGACCCAAAGTACAGCGCAGGGGATATGAATTTTGTAACATCCTCAAACCTTGCTGTAGGCACGACACTGACTGTCAACTCTGTCACGTATCGTGCTATAGCTAAGCAGGCCGAACTTGACGCCTGGAACATACAGTTACGGGTGGTGTGATGGCAGAACTTAGCCTAATCAATATCAACGCTTGGCGCAATAAAATTGAATCTGATAAGAGAAAGATCAAGTCTAAAGCTACAGACTATGTGCAAAAGAAGGCTAAAGAAGTTTTAATGGAGGCACTCCGAGTGTCACCACAGTGGTCAGGCAACTATGCAGCTAATTGGGTCATAGAGACTAATCAGACAGGTTCTAGCACAAAAACTAATAAGTTTAAGGTTACACCGTGGCAGGCTCTCATAGGAGCAGAAAAGCAAGCTGGAGATACTGCGGCGATAAACTGGAACTATACCTATATAAATAAGGAAGTTATAGAGAATCTACGCTGGAACACTAAGATACGGTTGACAAACCACGCAGACATTCATCCAGAGATGGAAGCCGGAACCGTTAAACTTCGCCCAGTCAATTTAATACCAAACGGCCCAGGCGTGATTGCGCACCTGAAAGCCGAGTTCCCATATTTGAGGTAGGGTATGTCAAGAGAAGCTATACGCACATCCATCGTTACAGCCGTTGAAGCAGCTAAAGCTACCTTCTCTGACTACACCTTGTTGATTGAATATGATAACCGTATAGTGGTTGATACAAAGACTCAGACGGACCCGTTTTTAATGGTTCGCATTCTGTATCTATCAGCAGAGCAGGCTAATCTGTCTAACAACCCAACACACCGCGTCTGGGGCCAAATACACCTTGCAGCAGTTGTACCTGAAGGATCAGGTTTGGCTAAAGCTAACTCTCTGTTAGACTTTTTTGTACCAAAACTACACCTAAAAAGTTTTGGTACTGTTCGGACTATGGCTGCAACAACGGCGGCAAGTCAGACTTTAAATGCTCGGGTTTACTACGCTATGGCGATCCCTTTTTGGTCTGACCAGCCCAGCACATAACCAACTGACACAGAGTACCAGATTTAATTGTCAGAAACAAGAAGGGTAAGGTCTAATGGGCCTCTATAGGTTTAGACTCTCGCTTATCAGCACGTCCAACACTTCGGAGTAAACCATGCCCCTCGCCTCATCCAGTATCGCCGCCATTCGCTACATCAAGGAAGTCACCTTCGGTGTCATCCCCGGCTCCGGCAACCCTACAGAACTCCGCATCACGGGCGAGTCTCTTGCCTATGGTATGACCAAAGAGTCAAGTAAAGAGATTAACGCGACTCGTACTATCTCTAGTCAAGTACCTACTGATGCTAGCTCTACTGGCGGCATTACGGCAGAAATCTCTTACGCCGGTATTGAGCCAATCCTTGAGTCAGCTATGCAGTCTGTCTTTACCGAATTTGGCACTGACGGCGTTGGTATTGCTACACCCACCACTAGCATCAGTGCTACCGCAATTACCGCCACTTCAGCAACTTCTGGCGCTAACATTTTTACAAGTCTGAAAAAAGGTCAGTGGTTCCGTGTCGCTTCTGCTGGCGCAAATAACGGCAAAATTCTCCGTGTCAGCACAGTTACTGCACCTACAACCACGGTCATCACACTTGACACTAACACTCCAGCAACAGTTAGTGCTGGTGAATCTATTCAGGTGCAGACTGCTCGACTGACTCACGGCACCACCCAGACCTCGTTTACTCTTGAGCGAGTCAATTCTGACATTGGCGTGTTTATTGCCTATACTGGCATGACACCTAGCAAGTTTGGTATTAAGGTTGCTTCTGGCTCTCTGTCCAGCTTGAACGTAGACTTTATGGGCAAGTCTGCTATTGAGAACACTGCTACCAACCTGCCAGGCACCGTGCAAGCAGCGCCAACTTATGACATCCATTCCGGTGTCGCTGGTGCGACTAACGCTGTCTGGATGGACGGTGTACCAGTTACAGGAACCTTTGTTAAGAGTGTGTCACTTGACTTTGATAATACTCTGCGTAACCAGGGGGCTATCGGCACTTTGGGCGCTGTGGGTATTGGTTCTGGCACCATCAATTGCACACTGTCTATGGACATTTACTTTGCAGACAAGAATCTGTTTACCAAGTTCCGTACCAATGCCGCTTCTAGCGTGATCTTTGCTACGACCGACTCTGCTGGTAATGGTTACATCTTCACTGTGCCTGTCGCTAACGTGACTGACTGGAAGTCCAATTCTTCGGCTAAGGACCAAGACCAGATGGTTACTGTCAGTCTGACAGCTTTGAATGACGCCTCTAATGCGGATGCTACGCTTCGCAAACTTTTATTTATTGATCGCGTCGGCGATGCCGTCGTATAGGTTTAACGTCTGACACTGACGTAACGGTTGGTTGTTGAGAGAGAACTGACCCTACCAGACAAAATCTGGTAGGGTCTTTTTTCTTTTAAAATTCTGTTATACTGCGCTTCTCAACAACCAAGGATATTTGATGACCTCTCCTATTGACCTGTTCGCAGCTTTTGCAACTGACACCCCAAAAGAGCAAGAAGGCGTAGAAACCCAACTGCCCGGTTGCGGCGATACTAAGTTTCGCATCGCTCGTGAAAATAACAAGGCTTACTCCAAGCTGCTTCAAAAACTGGTTAAGCAAAACCGAGCAATTCTTGACAGTAAGGGTGACGCCGCAGAAACCAAGAGCGATCAAATTATGGTAGAAGTCATGGCTTCTACAATTTTGCTAGGTTGGGAAGGTGAGATCTCGTATAAAGGTGCAAAGCACAAGTACTCCAAAGAAATGGCGAAGACCTTGCTAGCCCATAAAGAGTTTGCACTTGCTGTTATGCGTGTAGCCGGGGCAATGGAAACCTTCAAACTCGTCAAAGACGAAGACGAAGAAAAAAATTAAAGAGTGGACCGCATGGCAAATCCAGTGGGGGGATAAACTGGAGATGCTACAGGAGGTTTGGGAAGAGACAGGAATCAAACCTCCAGCGCTAACCACTCAACCCACACTTGTAAGTAGGTGGTCTATCCCTTACAAGGTGTGGGTCGAACTGTCAGGAAGCAGAAACTACCACATGGGCGGGGCTGCTGAAATACCCTTTTCCGAGTTTTTCATGTGGGCGCTCGCACATAGGTACACCCCACTTGAGATGGAGTGTATGTGGGAAGATGTACACGTAATCGACAAAGTTTGGCTTGGCGCACAGGCAGACTACAGAAAAGACACTCAAGACGCTGCTGAAATTGCAAAGAGGCAAGGTGCAGGCTCCAAAAAGCCCTCACGGTAGACGCCTTCGCAGGTAAAATCGCTTTGCGATTTTAAGGAACTGCGATGTCTGATAATGTTGATCTTGACTTTACAAAACAGATCGCCTCAGTGGAGGCGGTCGGTAGAAAGCTCGACGGTCTATTACAGTCAGTAGAGAAGCTTAACCGCGCAACGCTTAAAGACGCTAAGTCAGCTATCACTGAACTAGCCAACGCTATGCCGCCAGGGCAGGCGTTGCTCAACCTGCTGGACATTGACCTAGCCTTCGGCCAACTTGAAGGTATGTTTACCAAGAACGGTAAAAAGATTCAAGACATCAAGAAGAAGGATGCGCAAGCGCTGCTTGAGATTGTCAAGCAGAATGCGAAAGACGTTGAAGACTTGCGCTATGTTCATATTTCAAAGCTGCAAGCAATTGAAGCTAAAGGTGCAGCAGAGCAGTTAGCCTCGGCTAAAGCTCACGGCGCTGCGCTACTCCGAATCTACGGTAACTCCTCAGACGGCTCTGCACAGATTGCAGCAGCACGAGCACGAGCACAAGGTTACACAGACGCCTTTGGCAACTTTATTTCTGCCGGTATTACTGAGGCACAAGAAAAAGCTAAAGCCGCAGAACTTGCGATGTTCAACAGTTTGGGCAACTCCAATAACGGAGTTGCTGTTTCTGTAGCTAAGAAACGTGCAGAGGGTTATACAGACGCACTAGGTAACTTCATTTCTGCTGGCATGATAGAGGCAGCAGCTAAAGCTAAGGCCGCAGAAGCGGCACTGTTTAATAGTCTGGGCAACTCCAATAACGGAGTTGCTGCGGCTGCTGCGGCAAGAGCGCGGGTAGCAGGCACAACTAATGCACTTGGTGTGTTCACACCTGCGGCAGCAATACCTGCGGCTACGGCACCCACAGCACCTACTAGCCCATCTGGGGCAGGAACTGGCTCACTGCCACGTCCAAAAGACATTGATGACATCGGTTTTAGCCTTAAAGAGTTGGCCGTTCACGGTAACACGGCTCACTCCGCTATTCGCGGCTTGGCTTCTGGTTTTGGCTTGCTATGGCTTACCTGGGGCAGCACGATACCCTTGTTGGCTGGTGCTGCGGCTTCGTTCTCTGTTATCAAGTCTATCAAGATCGGCTCGGAACTTGAACAGTCTCTTTTTGTGATTGGTGAACTTGCAGGTACATCTTCGCAAGAAGTGACAAAGCTCAAGGAGCAGATTTACGAGCTAGGTACTGCTTCTAAGTACGGACCAAGAGAAACTGCCGAAGCTCTGAAAATTTTGACATTGGCTGGCTTGACTGCTGCCGATGCGATGACTGCCTTACAGCCTACGCTTAACTTTGCAGCGGCTGGCGGTCTGACGACAGAAAAAGCTGCGGAAGTTTCTGTGGCAGTTTCTACTGCTTTTGGCTATTCAGCTAAGCAGATGGAAACAGTTAACGACATCATTGCCAAAACAGCGGCAGACTCTATTGCGTCTGTAGCTAGCATGTCGGAGTCTTTCAAGGCTTCGTCTGCCCTTGCTCAAACTTACGGCGTGTCGTTGGCTGACGTTGCGTTGGGGCTTAAAGACCTAGCACAGATTGGCATTACTGGTTCTGCTGCTGGTACGTCTCAGCGCAACATGTACACAGAACTTGCAAAGTCCAGCGGTAAAGTTGCTGATACTCTCAAGCTTTTGAAGGTTACGACACAAGATAGTACAGGCGCTATGAAGCCGTATCTTGACTTGCTGCGTGACCTTACCGTAGCTACGGTCAACCTGACAGGTAAAGAACAGACACGCATCGCTAGCATCATCTCTAATGAACGAGGGATGAAACAATTGTCTGCTGGACTAGGCAATCTAGACAAGGAAATGAAGGCTAGTCAGCAAGGTTTGCTTGATGGCACAAAAGCTTTTGACGAGAACAGCAATGCCCTGACCCGCAACGAGGCTCGGATTCTTGCCGTGCAGAATGCCTACGCCATCCTGAAAACTCGGCAAGAAGATGCGCTTAACGCTGGTGCTGGCCTCACCTTTATGGCGAGAATAGAGAGTGATCTGCTGACCGTATCTGCTTTTAAAGGGGTACTAGCTTCACTAGACACACAGCTAGCCAAGTCTTTTGACAACGCTCAACCTGCCGTTATTGCGTTTAACGCCAGTTTGCGTGAATTGATTAACTCGAAAGAAGTTGGTGCTGTTATCACATCACTGACTTCTGCTATGGTTAGCTTTGGTCAGACTCTAGTAGATGTCGCCAGTTTTGCCTCTAAAAATGCGGAGACAATTTCTGTTGCTGCTATGGCTATCGGCGCAGGTATTGCAGTCTATCTTGCTCCAATTACTGGCACCGTCATTGCCCTGGCAGGGTTAGTCACACTTGCTGAAAAAGCTTACGCAGGCAGTAAGCAAGCTTCGCTGGATGCAGCAGACGCTAAAGTAAAATCTACTCAGATTCAAGTTGACCAGACCAACAAGTCTTTGGATGCTGAGATTGCGGCCATGCGTATTCGTTATGATGCTATTGGCAAGAATGAAGATGCAGCTAAAGCTGCAGATAAGGCGTTTGGGCAGGCGGCAGAAAACCGAGTAAAAGAACATTATGTGCAATTGCGCAATGTACTGATGATTACTGCCGCGATAGCTCAGCAGAAAAAAGCAGCAGAAACTGGGCAGGTTGGTTCTGTAACATCTATTGACGAACTTTTTGCAGCAGCAGGTCTGGCTCAGCAAGCTGCTATGTACACTCAGCAAGAGAGCAATGACTTAGTCACTCTCAGAAACAAGCTGACTGAACTTTCCTTCTTGAAGCAAAAGATTGCTGAAGATGACAACAGACGCGCTAAAGCCGCTGTAACTAAAACGCAGGGCGAAGATACTGGCCCAGCCGCCGCAGAGAAAGAAAGAAACAATCGCGCCCTCTTATCGAAGATGGCACAAGATAGACTCGCCACTATTCAGGCGTCTGGACAGGCTGAGTTACAGGCGTTGCAAAATAACTACACAACTCAGCGTCAACTGTTAGAGTCTCAGCACTCTAACCACGTAATTTCTGAGGGGGCTTTTCAATACCAGTTGTTAGACTTAGTTCAAACAACAGAGGTCGAGCGTATCACGAAGATTAAAGAGACTAATGCAGCTTTGGAAGCTGAGACTGAGCGGATTGGAGGAGTTCGACTTAAGGATTACCTCAATGATTTGCATCTTTTTATAGGTACGGAGACGCAGAAAAAAGAGTTTGCCTCTAAACGACTTAAAGACTTAGATGAAGCCACAGCTTCAACGGTGTCTAGATTAGCCGCAGATTACGACAAAAATGCGACAGAGATTGTCAAAATTGAAAACGACAAATTCCTGCGTATGCAGAAAGCAGCTAATGAGCACTATGGTAATCTCTGGAAATTGATGGAAGACCAGAGACTTGCTGCTGAGAAGTCAAATCGCACAATCGCTAATAACCGAGCAACGTTTGAACTTGCTCAAGGTTACGCAATGGTGACTGACTCCGTTATGGCATGGCAGAATGCTGAGAAAGCCGCAGCAGAGGCCGCATTGGCAGGAACTCAGGCGCAGACTGAGAAACTTGCTACGCTGGAAGACAGTTTAAAGAAGGCTGAGAAAGCCTACGAAGACTTCTGGTTTGCTGCCTTGCAAGGTAACAAACTAAATGACAAAGAGACGGGCGAGACTCTGGCCCGACTCAAAGCGACGGCTAATGCGGCAGCAGGGGCTTTGTCTGCTGCTGCGACTCAGGGTGCAGCCGAAACCGCAGCCGCTGCATCACTTGCTTATGACAAGGTGATTGCCAATGATGTGAATCGTTTGAAGAACGCCACTTCTGACGCACTTGTTACAGGGCTACTTGAGGGAGGTAAGGCTGGGGCAACTAAGCTCAGAAATATGCTGATTGCTGAGTTGCGTAAACCCATTACTGCAATGGTTAACGTAGCAGTTAACGCTACGCTTAGTTCAGTTACTGGGGCTCTAGCAGGGACTGCTGGAGACGCCGCAGGTGGTGTAGGCTCTAGCTTATTAGGCTCTGTTGGCTCTAGCGCTATTGGCTCTACATTGAGCGCTACCGGGTCTAACTTTGCAGCCGGACTAAATACCGGCTTTCAGGCGGTTAGCAGTGGAGCGGGACTCGCAGATACTCTGGCTTTAGGTTCTGACTTAATGGCTTCTGGTGCCACTTCTGGTGGACTAGGCACGATGCTAGGGGCCGCTGGACCGTATATTGCAGCAGCAATCGCCGTGTACTATATTGCAAAATCACTAGAAGGTGGTGAAAAGCGCTCTGGCGCTACTTATACAGCAGGCTCTAAGGGTGAAGCTCTCTTCGATCAGGGGCCTAGCGGTGGTGAGATAGCCGCCTCACAGTCTAGAAGTCTCTTTACGTCTACGCAGACAACTATAAACGGCCTGCTAGCCTCTTTTGGCTCAACCGCTAGGGTTTCCGGCTTCACTGCTGGTTTAGAGTCCTCGTCAAATGGTAAAGGTTTCCAATTTGCTGGTGGTTATGTGGGTGGGAAAGCCTTTGGTGAAAATCTCGGTCGCACAGGTGGTCAGTTCACCATGCAGACACAGGACGAAGGCGCTACCCTTAAGAACTACACTACCGATCTGCAAAAATCCGTGCTGGAAGCGCTACAGGTGGCAGACCTTGGTGGAATGGTCGGCTCGTGGATAAACAGTCTTGGAGATATTGAGGCCCTTACCGAGGATCAGGTCACCTCTGCCATGAAGCAAATCTCGGCGTTTCAGCAACTTGACAGTGTTTTACGTCAACTGCCGTTTGAGTACCTGAAAAATCTGACTGTGAAAGCGACTGCATCCCTTGTAGACGCCGCTGGCGGTATTGAAAATCTAGGCTCTGCTTTAGGGACTTACTACGGCCTTTTTACATCTGATTCTGATAAACTAAACGCCTCGTCAGCAGCAGTAAGTGACAGCCTCACCAAGCTTGGTTTATCTATGCCAACTGACGGTTTACGTGAGTGGTACAAGTCTCAGGTAGCCGCTGCTGGCGCTCAAGACCTGAGTGTGGAATCTAACGCGACAGCCTATTACAGCCTGCTGAAACTTGCTAGCGGTGTTGACGCAGTGGCAAAGGCTACTGAAGAAGCGGCTAAAGTACAAGAAGAGGTGCTTAAAAATCGCCAAAGTTGGCAAGATAAGCTAGATATAGCACTAAATAAAACCACACAGGAGGAGGTGCAACTTAAAACAGACCTGGCAAGCACTACAGATGAGGCTACTAAAGCTATAATTCGTCAGGTGTATGCTGAGAATCAGAAATTAGCGGTCACTAAAAAACAAGAAGAAAGCCTGGTAAAACTTACAGATGCCTATAAAACTAACTTGACAGCACAGAAAGACCTGCTTACAACGCAGATAAGTGCTGGGGATACTGTTCGTAAACTTTTAGACAGTCTAAAGGTTGGAGTTAACGCCAGCACCAGTCCACAAAGCCGTCTGGATGCCGCTCGCAGCCAGTATCTAGCCGATCTGAGCAAAGCCCGAAGCGGCGACTATGACGCCTACAGCCGTGTAGCTACCACCGCGCAAACCTATATTAGCGCTGGCTCAGACATGTACGCCAGTTCTGAGGCCCAGAAAGCCATCATTGCACAGGTGCAGTCTGAACTTGGCAACCTGCCAGCCGTTGCCAAATATGACGAAAACCTGGCCGCGCTCAACCGCATCGAAGCGGCGATCAAGGTCAGTGCCGTGAACACGGTCGATGCGATAAACGCCGATAAGGTAGACACACTGCAAGCCATCCATGCGATGACGCTATCCGTCACCAATGGGTTTGACGGCATGGATGCCAATGGCAGCGGCACACTGGATTTCACCGAACTTAAATCAGCTTTAGGCGTAGGCGACCGCCTGACGCAGGAGCTAATCAACGCCATCGACAGCAACGGCGATGGTCAAATCTCTCGCCTAGAAATCATTGCCGCCAATACAAGTGGCTTGGC